CTGTTGTTAATTTTTCTCTTGCGCTTGAAAGGATATACAGCGACGAAAAAAACGCTGATTATATTAATTGTGTTGTATGGAATAAAGGAGCAGAGAATTTAGATAGATATTGCAAAAAAGGTTCTACTGTTGGAATTGTAGGAAGAATACAAACAAGGGATTATGAAAATTCACAAGGGCAAAAAGTATATGTTGTAGAAATATATTGCGAGGAGATACATTATTTACCTAAACCCAACACAAAAGAAAATATAAAAAACAAGGATCAAAAAGAAAAGGAATACTTTGAAAAAGCATTTGATGAAGCAGAGAATAATTTTGATATTAAAGATGATGATATACAGTTTTGATAAAATAAAAATAGGAGGAAGAAGATGAGCAAAGAAGAAATCAAGTATTTAGAGAATACACTTGAAAATTACTATTTCCTCAAAAGAAAGGAAAAGGCATTAGAGCAACAAATACTGGAACTTGATTATAAAATAGAGAATGAAAGAATTGTTATACAAGCTATGCAATATGATTGTACTGGAGTATCAGGAAATGGATGTAGTGTCAGTGTCGCTAAAACAAAATCAGTTAATTATTTAGTTTCAAAGCAAACAGAACTAATCACGCAAAGGAACGAATGTAAAAGAAAGTATATTTCTTTAGATAATTTAAACCGCTTGAACGATAGAATATCTAGGCTTAAAACAGAAGAACAGATTATAATCAACAATGTATTTCAAAGACAGCTAACTATTACAGATGTCGCTAAGATGGAAAAAGTATCAAAGCAAACAATCTTTAACAGATTATCAAAGGCTCTTGAGGAAATGATAGGGCTATGAGTGAAGCTAATAAAATTCAAAAATGGTGTGAAGAAAAACAAACGAAAGTCATTGATAGTTTAAATACATTCTTCACACAAAATGAAGATAAGTTAGGATCAATGAATGTTTATCCAATTATTTCAAACATATTAAGCATAGATAATAAAATTATGAAATTAAAAGATAGACAATTTAATGAGGCAGAAGATGTTGAGTTTTGCTTTGATGTTTTTAGAAATATTATGTCTTTGATAAATCTTAAATTGATATATGTTCCTAGTCAGCAATCATTCTGTATGTTTATGGGATGGACTGATAGAGTGTATAAGAAAATGCTAAATAATTCTTCTGACGACATTCAGGATATGATGCAATTAATAAATGAATATATTATTGAATGTCAAATGTCAGCAGGTCAACAAGGAATACTTAAACAAAATCTAACAAAGTTTAGAACACAGCTAGCAGGAGAACATGGACATAATCTTGTAACACAAAAAGAACAGAATGAAGAAGATCGTTCTAAAAAGAAAATAAAAGGTATTGATGAACTTTATAAGCAATTAGAAAATATGGGAAGCAAGGGTTTAACGATAGAAGATGGAGATAAGATAATGAAGAAGAGATAGGTTACCTATCTCTTTTATCTTTACAAGCTCCATATGACTTCGTAGAGAAGATAAAACAATAAACACAATAAAAAAATCACGTTTGAATGAAAACTTCTGTATGAAACTGTATGATTGATATTTAGATATGTTGTAATATGATTAATAAAATCAAAGATAAAAATAAATAAATTTTATATTGTTTTTATAACTTTTTTCAATGTTGAAAATCATTAAAATAATTAGAATATAGCAAAGGTTTATATAAATAGTTTTTGATAAAAATTTCTTAATTTCCAATATTTGTAATTTATTATTTTATAATTTCCAAAATATGGAATTAAAAAGTGCATTTTGTACATAAAAAGTGCATTTCATGCAGTGCATATTTTTTTGTTAAAAAGCAATGCTATAATAGGTTTTGCAGAGAAGTTGATAAAAGGGAGGATTTATCAAAACCATCTTATAAAGGTCGATTATTAGGGATTTATAATTAACAAGGGAGGAAAGAAAAATGTATAACAAGATTGAAAGTTCCTATGACAAGGAAATGCTTGAGCTATTAGGTAAAATGGAAATAACAAAGAATCCAAATTACAGAAAGGTAATTATTGAGATACCTAATCATTTTGGAGAGGATAACTTAATATCAAGATTAGTTGCTTTTAATTACGGTGTGATGATAGGGAGGCAGAAAGAAAGAGATTTAAAAAAATATAGCAAATTATCTATATTCCAAAACATGAAAGCATATATTTATTCGCATAATGGATGTATGCCTGATACATTACAAGATCTAATAGAGTGGGCGAAGTAAAAGACGATAGTTAGTTATCGTCTTTTATGAGTTCTTTATAAAATTAGTTTGAACTGTTTGAATATAAAATATATAATAAATTTAGAGAGGTGAATACAATGTTTATTTTAAAAGGTATATTCTGGATATGCTGTTTTCCAATCATGTGCGTCGTATGGTTGATTCAAGGAATGATGGGGAAGAGATAATAACGATATTTATTTATTATTTTTTATAAAAATAATTTTAATTTAAAACGAAATAATATAGACATTTTAGACATTAGGAGAATAAATTAAATGGATGACAGAATAGAGGATATTTTATATAGAGATACATTTGTAGATCGAATTGTTAATGAAATAGAATATGTAGGTATTAAAAATAGCAATTTATTTATCATGATTGATGGGGAGTGGGGATGTGGTAAGACGTTTATACTCAATATGATAAAAGATAAAATTAAAGATAGATATAATATAATAGAATATAACTGTTGGGAAAATAGTTTTTATTCTGATCCTTTAATTGCTATTATTAGTGCCACTACAGAGCAACTAAATAAATTTAGCGATATAAATGAATTGGGAGTTAAGCTAATGAATAAATTTGGGTATTTTAAGAATGTTGCTATTGGAACTACTGGTAATATTTCTCAAATAGCACTTAATAGTGTTGATGTGACAGTGGATGGTGCATATAAATCTCTAGAATCTTATATAAAAGATTTTAAAAAACAATTAGAAAAATTTAACGATAATAATCAAGGCAAAGATAATAAAAGAATCAGAGTTATTATAGTTGATGAATTAGATAGATGTTTGCCAGAATATGCTATAAAAGTTCTTGAAAGATTGTATCTGCTTTTTAAAGATGTACCAAATACAATTGTTTTGATAGGAAATAACAATTGTCAATTAACGAAGTCTATAAAAATTATATTTGGAAATCAAGTAAGTGTTAATGACTATTTGAAAAAATTCATAGATAGAACATTCACAATAGATTACCAAACTATTAATCCTAATAATCTTTATAATAAATATATAGATTATTTTTGTCTATTTTCTTTTGATTTTAAAGAAGAAAAAAATGATTGTTTTAAATTTATTTCTATATTTTTATCTAAATTTAATCCCAGAGAACAAAGAAATATATTTAATTCGCTGATGAAAAAACATGAATTTTTATTTTTACCAAAAGAATGCGAAATAGAAATATGTATTTATGAAATTCTATGTGCATTTACAAATTTATCTACAGTAGAAACATTGATGCGTAATGTCAAATCGAGCCATTATGATAAAAATGAACATGACGAGTTTAAAAAGCAATTATGTAAGTTAAATGATTTAAATTATGTTACATATTATGATGATAATAATTATATTTTTAAAGCACTTTCGTTGTATATTTATAACCATTTTCAAATTTTTCATACAGATATAAAAAATCACTATTCAAGTTGTTATTATTATACTAGAGATAGTTATTATAAAAATAGTCAGAAAGCGGGCTTGATAAAAAAACTTTTATTATTTGAAAAGTAAATTATATTCATAATTATGTTATGTATGGCTTATTCTTATAAAAAAATTAGAACAGTTAAATGTTATTTTTTATTTTTTCTTTCTACTAGCTATGTATAGTATTAATACATTATATATTATTAATACATCATAGTATAGAATGTATTAATGTTTTATGTATTTAAGTATTAGTATTTAATGTATTAAAGTATTTTATGTTTTTATTATTATATTTATATATAGTATTTAATAATAGTATTTATATATAGGGAGTTTTAAAGGGTGATGGAGTAGAGAAATGGCGAAGAATAGAGGGGAGAGGAGAGAGAATAAAAACAGATGCGAGCTTTAAGAAAAAAATCAAAAAAATATTTTTGTGTGTTTTTCGCAAATGAAAACGATTAATTTTATAGCGTTGTATTTTATGCAAAATGAACACAAAAAAAGAAAGTATAGATAAAATGATTAGATCATCAGTTGTAAAGTGTGTGATTTCAGCTAGTTATAATAGTTAATTATACCTAAAGTATATATTTTATAAGGGGTTGGAAGATGTTTATATATTGTTTGTTACTTTATTTGTTACTTTATCCATATGAATTAGTGCTATTTTAAGTATACCCCCTCCCTATTTTTAAAAAAAATTATGGGGTATGTGTTACCTCACTCTTCCACTCACAAATTTTTTTGTTTTTCATGAAACAAAACTTTAAAACACTAATAATCCATATATAAAAAGTATATATTTCATAGAAACATTAAAAAAAACATTATAAATTTGACTTGTCAACTTGACAAATAGGTGCTATAATGTGCACGTAAGATATAAAAACAAACACAAGCAAGATTCGGACTTCCTTATCTTGTTTTTTTATTTCTTACATCTTTCATAAAAACAATTTGTCGAGACAGAAGCACTCTAAGTGAGCCTGTTTCAAAAAAATGTGCAACAAAAAACATTTGATGAAGCGCGACTAGTCAAGTGCGATATAGAACTGTATCACATTTAGACTTTTGGGCAGTTTTATATCATCAATAACAGTCAAGGACGAGTAGACGTACTCTATAAGCCTAGCACTGATGAAAATTCAAGTTGTCAACATACTTGCAAAAAAATGTTGAAACATATTTGTATTTTCTAGATATACAAAGAGGTGTGATATGCTGCCTTTCGCTTTTTGTACTTGTGTAGCGATTCATAAATAACACAAGTGAGTTTGCTGGCAACTCGTCAAGCATATCAACATGGCAAGATATGGAATATGTTTTGTTGTTTAAGGCATCAAGGAGAGTAAGACCTTTCATAAATACATATTGATCCAAAGTACAAGGATTATGACATATCATCTATAAAGCGTGTATGGGGCTATTATAGAGAAAAACAACAGTCTATGTATTATATGTGATTTTAAGTTTTAACGGTTGTACTTTGAACAATCGTTTTTATTTTGACGACATACTCAAACGGTAAAGAGGGTTGTTTGCTAAACAATTAGGCGAGGTTATTCGTGTACAGGTTCAAATCCTGTTGTCGTCGCCATTTTAATATTTTAGAAAGTAGAGGATTAAGAAGTGAAGGGTAAAGTTAAATATTTTGACACAAAAAAAGGATATGGATTTATTACAAACGATGAAGGAAAAGATGTTTTCGTTCATTATACAGGTATTAAATCTGACGGATTCAAGAATTTAGAAAAAGATCAAGAAGTAGTGTTTGATGTTAAAAATACAGATAGAGGACATCAAGCGATTAATGTTGAAGTTATTCAATAATTAAAATTAAGGTTTCTTCTCAATTACAATAGAGAAGATGTGGCATAACTGTTTAAGTGATAAATGTTTTTTTGAAATGTTTTTCACCTCCTTTCTTATTTGTTGATTAAATACAGTTTTGCAAAATAAAAAAAAGTAGAGACATATCGCCTTGTCTCTACATTAAATATGGATACATAGCTTAATTGGAAAAGCGGCGGTGCACCATCAAACGACGAGAGCAAGATACAGGTTCAAATCCTGTTGTATCCACGTTATATTAAAATTTCAGGGCAGTCAACTCGACTGTCCTTTTTTATTTATAGACATTTTATAGAGGAGTTGAAGTTATGATAAACACAGATAGAAATATAACCCTAAGACCATATAAATTCTACAAAAACGATCCATCTAAAAGTATTGATGTGGGCTATGGTGAGAATTTGTATGGTAAATTTCTCAAATTTCAAGTGTTGGATTGTAACGCTGGAGAACATGGCACAAACACTGGATTTGCATATTTGAACGTGCATACAAATATTCCTTTAAAAGTCAATGATTGTGTGATGGTTGATGAAATTTTATATGTTCAAGTTAAAAGAACATCATTCAATAAAACAGCAACGATTATAGGAATTACAATAAAACAAACAAATCCAGATGTAATTATGAAAGAGACATCAGAAGATGAATTTTCTATGCCTGATTTTGAGGTGTAGTTATGAAAGATTGTTCAAAATTAATAAATGAATATCTAAGACTGTTCAACACCTCAAATTATAACGATATTAAAAATATATATTATATTGCGGATAGTTTGTACGATAGTATGATACTTCATTATGAGTATTGTGAAAAAACAAGAAATATAAAGCAACAGTATAGAATATGTCAAATTATAGATACAGACATATTACCAAAATTAGATAATGCGGTATATATCACAAAGAGCACGAGGTTAGCAACACAGATTGTAGAACTTAGAAAATTATTCTTTGCTTTATCTGCAAGAAGAATTCTTAAGAATTTTGCGTTTTATATAGAACAATACAAAACCAAAAAAGTTTGGGATAAGACATACGAGACTATGGAGGCACTTTTCTATTACATGGATATTTTCTCCGTATCTCCTAAATTAAACCTTATACGAGGTTCTATGATGCCTTCAATGGGCAAAAGTTATATTGCTAATTTATTTGTGGCACAAACATTAGGAAATGATTCAAATTCTCAAATATTAAGAATTACGTATTCAAAAGATTTGTGTATCTCAACAACACGACAAACAGCAAGTATCATTAATTCACAAGCATTTAGAGAAATATTTCCAAGATATAAAGAGCATCCAGGAGATAGAATTTTTAAATCTCAAACTTCACAAATGATATGTATGTGCGATTGTGAAGATGAATACAATCTAAACTCTGTTACAAGAGAGGGACAAGGTACAGGTAAACGTGCACAAATTCTTATTATTGACGATTTATTGAAAGATGATAGTGAATCATATGATAAAGAATTGCACAAAAAATTAGTAAATCGTTATGATTCAACTTGGACTTCTAGAGCGGAGGATGACAGTTTAAAAGTAATGCTTTTGGGTACTATGTGGGCAGATACGGATTTATTGAATATTGTCTATGACAGAGCAAACGAAGATGAAATACTTGTTCCTGATCCTAATTACAAATGGACAGAAGTTGCTAGAAGTGGAAACTCGGTATTCATTGGAATTCCAGCATTAGATGAAAACAACGAATCAACATGTCCTAAAAGATATTCTACAAAAACACTTAGAAAAAGAAAAAAACAAATGGATAGGTTTTTATGGATGTGTGTTTATCAGCAGGACCCTATCGCTCCTGAAGGATTAGAATTTGATTGGAATGTCTTGCCACAATATGATTCAATACCAAATTGGGAAGTAGAATGTAGGTATGCAAGTTTAGACCCTGCAAGAAAAGGCAAGAACTATGTATCTATGCCGATTTTTTATAAGTATTATTCAAGTGAAAAGCATTATTTAATTGATTTTCTTTATAAAAAGAAATCTATGAAAGAACTATACAATCTTATTGCAGATAAGATTATTGAACATAGATTAAATAAATTAGTTTTAGAAAACAATACTGATACTTCTTTAAAAGAGGTATTAGAAACAAAATTACGTGAACGTGGATACTATGGATGCATTGTTATAGAAAAATATTCAACGATTAATAAAGAAAAAAGAATCAACGATAATCAGGGCGACATAAGAGGTATGATGGTGTATCCAAAAAAAGGAATGTATCCAAGTAATAGTGATATGGGAAAAGCGATGGAATCTATGACTTCATATAGTTTTAATTATCCTAACAAATTTGATGATGCGATTGATTCTATAGCATTATATGTAATGGAATTTATTGTTCAAACATATAGGTTTGCAAAATTGAGACCTTTTGATAGAAGAAAAATAGGATTTTAGGAAGGAGCATAATAAATGGAAGGAACAAAAGAAACTGTTAATTATGAGGATGTCATACCATCATCACCACTCACTTCTAGCCAGCCTAAAGAAAACCCTCGATCAAAGTATTCTTTTGGTCGAGATGTTATTAAGATACCTTTAAGTGAAGAATCGGTTAATGAAATTACTTTGCAAAGATATTTGCCAGATATTTTAAGTATCCATGCAAGAAATGTAGCGGAATGTATTCATTTTGAAAAGGTCTATAAAGGCGACACTCATATCTTCGATAAGATTAGACCTATTAACGAAGATAAAAAGAATACTATAGTCAATGAGAATCATGCTTTTTATATGGTTGAATTTAAAAAAGGTTATATGTTTGGAAATCCTATAAAATATTCATGTGTTGATGATTCTGATATGAATTCAACTGATGAGATTAAAGTATTTAATAAATATATGGTCGATCAAAAAAAATCGGCAAAAGATATTGAACTAGGAGAAACAATATTTAAATGTGGGAATGCATATAGAATGATTCTTCCGAAAAAATATGGAAAAGTAACAAATATTTTGAAAGAATCTCCATTTGATATTATCAACCTTGATAATGAAACAACATTTGTAGTCTATTCGAGCGACTATACCAAAAAGAAACTATTTGGTGGAATTATTACCACCTTAGATTCTCCTAATCCTAATAATATCAACTATGAAATACTTATCTATACAAAAACACATTCTTATAGATTTAGATGTTGGAGTTTGACCCCTGTGTGGGATGGCATAGATTTTATTTCAAAGAAAAGACATTATTTAGGACATATTCCTATTGTTGAGTATTATACAAATACAGCACGTTTAGGAGCTATTGATATTGTTGAGACGTTATTGGATGCAGTTAATGATATAAGTAGTGATTCTATTGACAATATTAATGATTTTGTTAATAGTGTTTTAGCAATCTATAACATGGAAGTTGACGAAGATTCAAAAAAAGCAATTGAAACATATAAACTCATTCCATTAAAAACAACCGATCCATCAAGACCCGCTGATGCAAAATATCTTACTAATGCATTGCAACAGGCTGATGTAATGACTAGATATGAAACATTAGTAAAAGTTGCATACAATATTAATGGCGTTCCTCAACCAACGACCAAAACAACAAGTGGTGGAGATACAGGAGATGCAAGAGAACTTGGTGGAGGTTGGGAAAGTGCGAATATTATTGCCAAGCAAAATGAAGAACCTTTAAAACAAGGTGAGTATATGATTGCTGAAATTATGTTAGCGATATGTAGAATGATTCCTAATTGTCCTGTCAATTCACTTTATACAAGCGATATCGAAATCAACTTTAATAGAACGAATAGAGATAATTTATTCACTAAAGCACAAGTGCTGAAATACTTTATTGATATGGGAATGCCAGAAGAAATAGCATTGAATATGGTTGGAATAAGCGCTAATCCACATGAAGTCGCTATTGCATGGGCTAACAATAGAAAAAGGATAAAACAAGAAACGTTACAGCAAGCACAAATAAGTCAATCAAACAAAGAAACTAAGATTTATGAAAAAGATTAATCATGGCTACAAGAGAAAGTTTAAATCACTTTCTCTTTTTTATAGCATAGCTAGAGAAAGCTATTCAAATCACGCAAATTGCTAGAGAAAGCAAACCATAAATCACGCAACATGGGACAGAGAAGTCTACTTAACAAACGCAGGAGGAATAAAATGAATAAATTAATTAAATTGAATTTGCAATTATTTGCAGAACCTGATGACGGAGGAAATCCAAGTAATAATCCTACACCACCAGAAGAAACTGTTTCTAAAGCAATGTATGACAAATTAGCAACACAATATGCAGAAGCTAAAAAACAGTTAAAAGCAAAACAAACCGATGATGAAAAAGCGTTAGAAGAGCAAAAATTAAAAGATGAAGAATTAGAAGAATTGAGGGCAGAAAAGAAAAAATCAACAATCATCAACGGATTATTGAAGCAAGGCATTGCTGATGAAGATAGCACCAAGATTGCAACAGCCATATTAAAAGGTGATGTTAATGAAATCACTGGGGCAATTACAAATATGCATAAAAACTCAACTACTGATCTTCAAAAACAAATTGACGAATTGAAAGTTACAGGTATTGATGTACCGCAAGGTAGTGGACAATCTAAAGAAATAACTTTAGAAGAATTTTCTAAAATGTCAATTGATGAAAAAATTTCATTAAAGATTAGCAATCCTGACTTATTTAATCAATTAAACAAAAAACATAAAGAAAGATAGGAGGAATATTAAATGCCAAGAACAGGATTAAATAATGGCTTCTATTTTGATAAAGAAGTCTTTGGAGATTACATGCAAGAACAATCTTGCTTGAACAATTTGATTATAGCTTCTGGAATCATTCAATACGATCCTAGAATCGAAGAAATGGTAAGAGGTAAAGGAAATGTTGGAACAATTCCATTTTTCTTACCAGTAGATGGAGAAAGTGATGCGTTAAACGATGATGGAGTAACCAATAATACTCCAACTCCTATAACTGGAAACAAACAAACTTTTATGGCGGTAGCACGTATGAAAGCGTGGTACGAAAATACATATGTACGCTATTTGACTGGTAAGTCTCCATTGCAGAATTTAGCAAATAACCTAGTTGTGCCATATTACACCAACCAATGGGAAAAAGTCTTGTTATCAATTATTAAAGGTATTATGGGTGTAACAGGTATGGCTACTCATGTTACAGACTTAAGCGCTAAACCTGTAACAGCAGATGGGAAAACAACCACAACTGTTACAGATGCTAATAAAATTTCACTGACAACACATATTGACGTTGGCCAAAAAGCATTGGGAGATAAGCGTAGCAATTTTTCATTATTTATCGCCCATTCACAAGTTGTTTCAAACTATAAGAAATTAGAATTGATTGAAAATGTAAAATATTATTCTGATATCTTAGGAAAAGAAATTTCCGTAAATAGAATTGGTAATATGATTGTATTGGAAACTGATACAGGAACAGTTGAAGTAGGAACTGACGGAATTCCTGTATATCATTCTTATATGTTAGGAAGAGGCGTTTTCTTGGGAGCACCAAAACAAGTACATAGACCATATGGTGCGAAATACGATGACGAAGAAAATGGTGGTGTAGAAAAAATTTATACTAAACAAGCAAAAGTCATTCATCCAAACGGTTTTTCTTTAAAAGTTGATAACATTTCAAAAGAATCACCTACAAATGTCGAATTGGAGACTTCAGCTAACTGGGAATTAAAGTTCAACCACAAAAATGTCCCTATTGCCGAAATTATTTCTAATGGATAGAAGGTGTAAATATGTATATCTTATTAGATGGTAAACCTTATTATTATTACGATAAGCGTATTTTCCCATGCTCTATATCAGCCGATTCAATCATTATTGATACAAAAAAACCTTTAAAGAAAAAAGTGGAAATTAAATCAATTTTCACAGAAGATGAAATCAGACATAGATTAAACATCATGATGATAGATGTATGGGATTCAAAGGAACAAAAGGTCATAAAAAAGTCAAATCAAACAATTTCATCTATGATAACAGAATCTGGTAAATAGGTGGTGTTACATATGGAAATTGATACAATTTTCTCAAACGAAATTACCACATTAAAAAATAAATATCCTAACGAAGATATAAATGACAAATTAAAGGACGCTATCAATATCTTTAGAGGATTGAAACAAGATTTAACGATTTCTAAATTTGATGATTATGAAAAGAATTGGATTAAACGTTGTGCTGTCGAACTCATAGAAAGAGGAGAAAAATTAAATCTTTCTTCATATAGCGAAAATGGATATAGCGAGAGTTATTTTACTGATCTTATTTCAGACAGTCTTAAAAGAGAAGTATTTCCAAAATTGAAGGTGTTTTAAATGAGTGTAATTAAGAAAAGAGATGTTTTTCTTGCTAAATGGATTAAAGAAGGATATGACGAAGATGGAAATCAAATTCAGCTATATGAAAAGCCGATTTCTTTGTCTTGTACATTAAATTCTCTTAGTGGTAGCTATGATATTGCTGTTTATGGCGATAAAGTAAAGAATATGTGCAAGACATTGCTAGATTACGATGAATGGATAAATAACATAAAAGAAAAAGATGTTGTTTATCTTTATGGTGCTTCTCCTGAAGGAGAAGATATTTATGGAAGTAATGCTAACTATATTGTTGAGAGTGTATTACCACAAAATTTGAAAATTCTTGTTTATTTTAAGAAGAGAATATAAATGACAAAATATGTTATCAAACGTCCATTATCTCAAAAAGGTGTAGCACAGTTAATAAGGAAATTTGAAGTTATGCAAAAAAATGTTCCAAAACTTGAAGATGAATTTACAAGAAGGTCATTAGATTATATTGAAAAAAGAGCGAGATTCTACATTAGAAAAACAACAGGAAAGAGTTCATGGTACGAACTTACTCACACTTTAGAAAATAGTTGGGTTAAAGATTATTCTTTAAAAACCCTTATCAATAATTGTTGGTATTCAGCAATGGTAGAATTTGGAACAGGAGTAAGAGGTAGTGGAACACATCCAAATCCAAAAAATTATCAATATGATGTGAATGGACATGGAGATAATGGTTGGTATTTCTTTGATGATAAAGGAAATCTTCATTTTACCACAGGAATGATTGCGCATAGATTTATGTATGATGCAATTCAAGATTATGTAACAGGTGGAGAATATAAAAGGATATTTGAAAAGTCTTTTAAAACAGTTATGGGAGGAATGTTGAAATGACAATTTATGATGAAGTTAGAAATGGATTGAAAAATTATTTATCCCAAAATAGTACATATAAGCCTTCTGTAAAACCTTTTGCCAGTGGAAATAGTTTTCCCTATGTTGTTTTTGAAAAGATAAACGACATTGAAAGAGAGAGCGATTCATCAAGAAATACTGTTATTTCCAGTATAGAGTTTGAAATAAATATCTACGCAAAAGATATGTCTATTCAAAATAAAATGCTTGCAGGAAGAAGTATCGCAACAGAAATAGAAGAAAGTATTAAAAGGTATATGGGAGATAGGTTAGGATTTAAAAGAAGTTATGATAGACCTACACCAAATATTGATGAAACTGTTTATCGCATTACAATGCGTTATCAGGTCAAGTTTAATGAAAGAAGAAAATATTTTATATAAAGGGGGAATTACTTATGATGTTTAATGATATTGAAGAAAAACGTGCCCGTCTAGGTATGGGTTCGGCGCTATATTCAACATACTTTAGCACTGATGGAAAATATCAATTTTTAGTTCCAACAGTGGAAACACCATTTATTGGAAGTGATGTTGCAGAGGTGGAAATCAAAGTATCTAGTGCCTCAACCGCTACTAAAATTAATGGTGTTGAAACATTAAATACAGCAGAAACAAATATTTATATGCACAGAGATTGTGCGAGATTATTAGAAAAGTTAAACGGAAAAACCATTGACTTATTGTCTATGGTAGGTGATTTTATAGGTTATAAATATAGCGCAGCGATTACTTATACACCTTCAAATGCTACAATGGATGATGCTTGGCAAGGTACATTAAAATTAACACCAAAAACAAAACCAGTATATGTTGATAATTGCCATGAAATTGTGAAACCGACTGCATTCTTTACAAACAACATTGAAGCGGTTGTTGAGTTAGAAACGACAACAGGGGAACGTGAGCTTATAATTGAAACAAGACCAGAAGATGCGACTATAACAGTAACTAGTGAAAATCCATCAATCGTTACTACTACATATTCTGATGGGAAAGTAACGATTACAGGAAAAGCTAAAGGATCAACTGTTATTACAATTAAAACATCAAAAACAGGATATGCTAGTTGGGAAACAACTGTATTAGTTATTGTTCCTGAAACAATCACAAGTTCAGGAGAATAGTACAAATTTATTTTATTAAGGACTTTGTTTAAATGACAAGTCCTTATTTTTTATACTTAAATATAGGAGGAAATAAAAAAATGCTTAAAGAGAATTTAAGATTTAATAAAAATGATTGGGTTGTTATGCTTACCCGAAAAGCAAAAATTGAAATAGAAAGAGCACAAAGAAAAAAAGCAACAGATGTCGCTAATGATGAATCGGCAATAGAAATTCTTTCAAATTTGGATAGAATGGATGAAATACAAAAAGAATTAGAAAAAATTGAAAAATCAAAGGCAAGTGAAGATGTTAAAGCAAAAAAGAAAATAGAATTAACAAAAGAAATTTTACCACTTACATTAAAAATGGAAGCTACTGAGGTATTTGAAAATGAAATAGATCCTTGCGAAATAATATACATTCTTATTAGAAACAATCCTAAAAACAAGCCATTAACAAAAGAAGAGTTCGAGGCAGGAATGTTTGAACTAGAAGATAAATTAGGATTAATGGATTTTGAAAAGAAAGTCAGAGGTATAGTGGATCAAGTTTTTACGGATATAGAAGAACTGAACAAGTTGATTCAGGACTTCAAAGAACCACAAACAAAAACAGAAGAGAAACAGCCAAGTTAAACTATTCATCTTATGAGGAATATTGTTATGATTATCTTCTCCCAATAGCACTCCAAACTCATATGTCTTTAGATGATTTTTGGTATGGAGAAGAGGAAATGTTAGAAGCTTATATAAAGGCATATTTTAATGGAACTCAATACGAAGCATGGATAAACGGATATTTTACATATATAGCACAGCTTACATCCACTTCTAATACATGGGGTGGAAACAGTGGTAAAAAAGCTAAATATCCACAGTATGCTGAAATAGTAAATAAAGAACAAACAAAAGCCATTGAAACAAGGAACGTTCCAAAAGTTAAAGATGACAATGAATTTTTATCTCAATTTTATTAATGAATTGGGATTTTTATTTTATGTGAAAGGAGGTTTTAACAATGAGTGATTATAACGAAACCGTTGGAGTTCAACTTGAGGATGATTTTTCAAAGCTGGTATCAGAATTAGATGTTGTGCTCGCAAAATTAAATAGACTCAAATCATCTTTAGGTTTGATAAGTAATATAAAAATATCCTCAAGCGGTCTATCTAATATGATTAAACAACTTAAAAAGTTAACAGATATTAATGGAATTGATTTAAAATTAGACAGTTTAAATAAAGCATTAGAAAAGATAAATTCATCAAATATCAAAAACTTACGAGAAGAACTCTCTAGATTAAAAAGAGAATATGGAGATTATGTTTCTATGCTTAATAGGCAAACAGGGAACAAAATCAAAAGATCGAATATTAGAGATACAATTAAGAATAAAAATTACAACTCTGAAGGATTGAGTGATATTCAAGGAACTAGAAGTCAAAACATCACTGAATATATAAGACAAATGAATAACGGATTAGTAGATGTAGATAAAACGTCTCAAAAAACGAAGAAAAGTATTACAAGTATGTTTTCATTAGGTAAGATATATTGGTTTATTAATTATACAAAACAGGCATTTAGAGGTTTGGGAAATATAATTGCATCCGCGATGGACTTTACAGAAACAGAGAACTATTTCTCACGTGCAATGGGGAATATGTACGATAAGGCAATGGCGTTTCAAAATAAATTATCAGATGTATATGGTTTGTCAATGAATACGATGCTAAATGCTCAAGCTACATATAAAAATATGATAGGATCATTAGGTGGTTTGAGTGATGACATGTCATATAAATTATCTGAAACTGTTACTAAAATGACATTAGACTTTTCGTCATTATACAATGTTGATTTTGAAAAAACAGTTGCTAAAATGCAGTCTGCACTAAGTAAACAGGTAAGAAATTGCCCTTTATATGAGGAATCATATAAAGAATCTCTTTTAATTGCTGGAAGCCTAAGTGTTGTAAAAACATATGGTAATCAGCAGGTAAGTATTATTGATTAAGCAAATAATAAGGAGCTATGATTATGAAAAAGGAAATATTTAAACCTGTAAAAGGTTATGAAGGAATTTATGAAATAAGTAATTATGGAAGATGCAGGAGAATTAGTTATAAAATTGATACAGAAGCTAAAATAGCACAATTTGGATTGCCACATTATTTAAAACCTAATTATGGAGAATGGGGACATGTTAGATATGCTCTTAGTGTCAATGGAAAGACTAAGCTAAAATTAGCCCACAGAATGATATTAGAAGCATTTGAAGTTCCTAATCCATTAAACAAACATCATGTAAATCATATAGATAACGATCCAACAAATAATTATATAGAAAATTTAGAATGGTGTACTCATACAGAAAATATACAACATATGATTAAGTGTGGTAGAAAAGTTACATACAAGGGAAAGGATCACAAAGGAAGCAAAGAAGTGCATCAATATGATAAAAATATGAATTTGATCGCTATATATGAATCAAGTGGGGAAGCTAGTCGAAAGACTGGCTTTTTAAGTGGACACATAAGAGAAGCATGTAGAGGAACTTTAAAAACATACAAAGGCTTTATCTGGAAATATGCTTAATTAATAATAAAACTTCAACGACTATCCCATTGAGGTGGTGCAATTCCACAATAGGAGTAGGGCTCAAGCGAGTGGGTGAAAACCCCTTAAATCGAAATGGAGAGCATGAAGAACTCATGAAGATATAGTCTAGACTTATAAGAAATTATAAGAAGTTCATAAGAGAACTGGCTATGTGTAGCGAGCATAGTTGAATTAACGAAGACCAATCCGTAGTGTATCAGGTTATGATATTACTCAAAATGTATTAGGAGCAACTGCACAAGATTTAGGTATTTCTCGTTCTATCTCACAGATGAATGAATTAGAGAAAAGAATGTTAATCATTCTAACTTTAATAAACCAAATGAGAAACAGTGGAGCAATGTCGGATTTCTCAAGGACAATCGAACAACCTAGCAATCAATTAAGAATTTTGCAAGAGCAATTAATAGAAGTGGGGCGTTGGATAGGTTCGGTGTTTTATGGTGTTATAGGACAAGTTTTGCCTTATATAAACGGTTTTGTAATGGCTATTAAAGAGCTTATCAAACAATTTGCATTATTTGTCGGATATGAAGTTCCTAATTCAAGCGGAGAGACAAAAACAATATTAGATCAGTTAGGCGACAGTACAGAAGATGTCAATTCAGGCATTAAGGATACTGGAGGAAATATTGATAAGAATATTAAGAAAGCAAAAGAATGGAAAAATGTTCTTATGAGTTTTGATGTTGCAAATGTTCTTCCTTCACAATCCGATACTAATACCAATTCAAATAAAAATAAAGTTAGCGGAACAGGTGGAATGACTGTTGATCCAAAGATTTTAGATGCCTTAAAGAATTATGATTATATCTTTGGTAATGTGCGTATGAAAGCGACACAAATTAGAGACACCTTACTTAAATGGGCTGATATTGCAAAGAAAGCATTTAAAAATGAGATATTTGTACCATTGCAAAATAGCTGGAATAAATATGGACCTTCAATAGAAAAGAAGTTTAGTAAGGCATTTGATAACATGAAATCTATTGCAAGTGGAATATTTAATGTTGTTGAAGAAAAATGGCGACCATTTTTCCAAACAGCTAGTGATTTATTCTTTAGTTTGGTAGATACAGCTTCATATGTTTTTGATGCAGTATCGAGTTTATTAAAAGATGTTTGGAATATTGGTGGAAAGGTATTATTAGAGGGAATATTTGATTTAATGACAGGATTATTAGACCTTGCTAAATCAATAAATGATAATTTTGTTAAACCTCTCATTCCATTATTGAAAGATACGTTAGGAACACTATTATCAACGACATTAGGAACATTATTTAATTTAGTAGGAAGATTAATAAGTATTTTAGGTAAGCTGATGACAGTTTTTTCTAAAAACAAGACAGCAGTTAGAATATTCTCTACAACAATGGGCGTAATGTGGGGCGTTATGAAAGTAGGAAATGTTGTTAGATTTTGGAACTCATTTAAGGATGGAACAACAACTATTCAAAAAATAACAAGACTATTTGTAGAACATACCAAGATTGGAGAAAAACTATTTATCAAATATGTTAACGGAGAAACTAAGTTCAAAAATCTTCGCCAAGCATGGAAAGGCGGAGTCAATGTAATAAAGTTATTATTTACAAACATGGCACAAGCTACAACTAAATTCAAAGCGTATGATTTGGCAATGAAAAGTGGGAAATATTCCACAGAAGGTCTGACATTATCGCAAAAGATATGTGCAGGTGCTACAAAACTATTAAAAGGCGCTTTAACTTTTTTATCTAATCATCCATTAGTTGCTGTTGTTACAGCAATCGGACTTGTTGTAACCGCATTAGGCATTTTCTCTAAAAAGCAAAAAGAATCGAAGAGATCAATCGAAGATTGTTCACAAGAAATTCAAGATCAATACAACGATATGAAAGACCTAACACAAGCTACAAAAGATGCTATAGATAGTGCTAAAGATAGTATAGGAGAAACTGAAGGTAAAATATCGTTGTTTGGTAAGTTAAGAGGACAGTTGGAAGGTTTAGTCGATGAAAAGGGTTATGTTAAAAATATGGAGTCTGCTAAAATATTAATGGATGAAATAAACAACATAATGCCTGATACAGTCAAATTAACCAAAGACGGAAAAATTCAATGGCAAAAGAGTGATAAAGAAATAAATAAAAATATTGAATCTATGAGAAAATTAGCTAAACAACAAGCCTATCAAGAAGCCTATGTCGAAGCAATTAAAAATAGAATTAAAGCTGAACAAAAACTAAATGAGTATAAGGAGAAACAAGCTAAATTGGAGAAAGATGCTTCTGAACAATATCGAATTTATTTGGATAATTACAAAGAAGGACGAGATGGTATTAAAATGACGTTTGAGCAATTTACAGCTGGTAATAAAGAATTGCAAGACAATAAAACTTTGGTTGAAAAATCGCAAGAAGAAGTAAATAAACTCTACAAAAGTGAAAAGGATTTAGGAAATACACTTGATGAATTGGCTGGTGTAACTTCTGATGTCAACAAAGAAACAAAAGAGTTAAAAGAAACAACAAAAGAAGCATATAAGAATTTAAGTAAGAATGGCAGAGAAAATGTCGCTAAAACTATAAAAAGTTTAGATGACTATAACAAAAAGATGAACAAAATTGGAAAGAACAATAAGAAATTTTCCAAAGAAGAAGTAAAAGAAATCAAAAACACAAGAACTAAGCTAATTAAGCAGTACAAGCTCATGGTTAAAGATTATGGTTTAAAATATGATGATATTTTAGACCTAATTCAATCCCAAGGTGTTAAGTTATCGAGTGAAGAAGAAGCTATTCTAAAAGACATATGTGATGCTTACGAATCTGGTGGAGAAGAAAGCGGAGATGAATTTGTTACTAATCTTCTAGAACAAATAAAATCGAGCAAGACTGGTTTAATAGGTGTAATGAATGATAACCTAACCGATATGAACGATGTCATTTCAGATAAACCAATTAATGTTAAGACAGAAGTTGAGAGTGCAGTATCTAAGGCACAGCAAGCGATAAGCGATGCTACAAATGCTATTAAAGACAATCCTGTCAAAATTAAGTCATCTGTTGCTAGTATAGTAACCAAAGCTCAAAATATGGTTATAGAAGCAGGGAAAAAGGTAGGTTCTATTAAAGTGCAAGCGAAAGTTTCTGCAAATCAAAAATCACTTGAGGAAACAGTCAAAAAAATAAAGAACAGTTTCTCTAATAGTTTAAGTTATAAATTTGCGTTGTCTGAAAAAGGAAAAAAACAGGAACAAGATGTAGCGTGGTTAAAAGCAATACCTTACGCTACTGGAGGCTTCCCAAATGTGGGACAAATGTTTATCGCAAGAGAAAACGGTATCCCAGAGTTAGTTGGTTCTATGGGTGGAAGGAATGCAGTTGCTAATAATATGCAGATTGAAGCAGGTATAGAGGCAGCCGCTTATAACGGGTTCATAAGAGCCATAAGAGAAGCAGGAGGACTTGTTAGTCAAGGTAGAAATGGAGATTTGCATGTCTATATTCAAGACGAAAATGGAAGGACAAGAATTGAAAAGATTATAAAAGATTACAACAACTACATGACAAGCACAGGTGGGAAAGGTGGTTTTAAGGTATGACAATGGTAGATAATGTTTTATGGATTGATGGAAAGAAATTAAAAGACCCTACAACTGTTAATATATCTAGAAATAAGATTTGGTCTCAAAATAGTGGAAGAACAAAATCAGGAACTTTCACAGGGGATATTGTGTGCATGAAATGGAGAGTAGATGTTACATGGAACGCATTGACAGAGAGTGAAGTTGAAACCATTTTAGAAAAACTAGAACCACCTTTTATAAATGTACGATTTAAAAATCCAAGAAAAAATAATTTTGAAACTATCAAATGCTATGGCGGGGATGAAACTATGCCAGTATACAATTATGCTATTGAAAAATCTGTATATGAAAGTTTGACAGTTTCTTTGGTACAGAAATGATTGAAACATCACAAGCATTTAAAACAGCAGTAGCAAAAGATGGTCGTACATTTAGAGCGAAAGTAGTTATTAATGGTGTGGAATATACAAATTTAAGAGAATGTAAAATAAACAAATCTTGTGAACCAAATGAGACACTCTCGTTTGGTTCAACGTTTTCTTCCTACATAACCATAACGATAGCAGATTTCCCTAAAAATATTCATATTGATAAAAAGAAAGTTACTTTCTATGTTGGATTGAAAATAAATCCTGATTTAGATAAGTTTGACGATTTAGATGCGTATGAGTGGATAAAGTTAGGAGTTTTTAATATAACAAATCCACAATATGTAGATGATGATGTAAAATTTATTGCTTATGATAATTTCTATTTATGCGAAAAAATATTTGCAACCAATTTAGGAAACACCGCAAAAATATCTGACATATTAACAGAACAGTGTAATAAACTAGGAATTAATTATATTTTAAATAAAGAAATATTTTTTGGTTTAGATGATACATATGATACAACATGGTTAAATGGTTTAACTATAAGAGAAGCAATAAGTTATCTATCTTCTTATGTTTTAACAAATGCTATTTTTGATGAAAATGGAAACTTAAAACTAATAAGAGCTACTGATGTAAATTATGTTATCAGTGATGAAAAGTATACAGCACCTTTAAATATTGGAGAAAGAGATATTATCATTGATAGAATTGAGTGCATGTCAAAGTTAAGAAAAATAGATAAAGATGAGAATGGTAAAAAAATAACAGTACATGAGGATTTTCCGAATTTTATAGGGGCAGATTCTAAAGAAAATGTTATTTCATTTTCTAATCCATATTACAAAATAAGAGATAATATTTCTTTGTGGCTGAACAATTTGAATAATTTGAGATTTAGAAGCTGTGAATTAAATTGGCAGATTGCTGATCCAAGAATACAAATAGGAGATATAATAGCTGTTAAAGGAGGAAATAGTTATTATCCTATAATGGTTATGGATTTAGAACTTGAAATTGATGGAGGGTGCTTTGGTACTATAAAATCAAAATTCGTATCTAAAGATAGCGAGAATAGTTTCAAGGGTTCTTTAGCAGAACAAGTGGATAGATTATATACAGATGTCGGAACATTTAAAAGTGTAATGGTAGATACTATTGATGCGTTTACAGGAAACTTTAAGACAATAGACACAAGCATATTGAATGTAAGCGAAGAACTAAATGCTTTGAATGCTAAAATAGATAATTTAGATGTTGATAATCTAGATGTAAAATATGCAAAAATAGATATGTCTAATGTCGGTATTGAAAATGTTGGTAGATTATTTGCGGATGTCGGACTTCTTAAAGATGTGAATATTGTTAATGGAAGTGTAACAGGTGTCTTAAATGGTGTTCGTATTAATGGAGACTTAATTGTAGCTAATACATTAAAAGTTAAAGATTTATTATTAGAAGGACAGGATGGGCTGATATATCAAATCAATGCTCTAGCAAGCGGTCTTACTCAAACTGAATTAAGTAAAGAAATCTATCAGCAAAAACTAAATGGAACAGATATAGTCGCCAACAGCATTACAGGAAATCAGATTGCAGGAAAAACAATTACTGCAAAGGAGATAGATGTATTTGATTTATTCGCTCAAAATATAACCGCTACTGGTACGATTACAGGTTTAGCTTTTAAAGGTGGAAGTATAAACATTAATGATGTGTTCACAGTAAATAGTGCAGGATATGTTAAGGCTTCAAGTGGAAGAATTGGTAATTTTAATCTTACACAGAACTATATTAGTTCATCATTTAAAACAGAATACGGTGTTGAGTGGTCTAATGAAGTTTTAAAATTAGATAGTGGTAAAATACATTTTGATTACAACAACAATTTTTATAGAAATACAACTGCAACCGATTTAGTTAAATATCTAGAAATTAATGGGGATGAAATATTGTTCCATTGTTCCAAAGAGGATGGTGTTTCTAAAACAACATCAGCTCAAATCATTTTACAAAGTGATAGTTCAAATCTCGATTCACATTTGTTAATAACATGTAGCAGAGGAAGAATATTTACAGATTGTAATTTTATCAGCAATAAAAACATTATTACAGGAATTGATAAAATTTCATCTGTTGATGGTGTAGCAGGAGTTGCTCTAAGTCAAAACGGAAATATGTATTTAACAAGTGATACTTCTCCATCATTATTCTTCTATAATGGTAATTCAACAACATATACACATTTAATACAGGCACAATCAGATCAATTCTATATATCTAAAACAACAACAATCAATGGATCAATTCATATCAAAAATAATAGTGCTTTATGGTCTAAAAATACATCTGGCTCAAATAAACAGTTAATAGGAATATCTTCTAGCAATAATCTTTTCATTGGTTCATCAGAAGGTTCTGAATGTACAGGAGATACCAATATTTATGGTGGAGAGCATATTAGCTTATATGCAAATAGAATTTCGTCATCATACAAGGCAACAGCACTCGAACTACTTAGAGAACAGACTGATAGCCATAGAACTGTATTAAGACCAGCTTCAAATTCAGGAATATATTTAGGTACAACGAATTATCGTTTCAATACTGCATTTTTTGCAAATTCTATTACAGCATCAGATTTAAAAGAAAAAGAAGTCATTCATGATTTTGATTTTAAGGTTGAGGAATTTATTAAAGGAATGAAACCAATAGCTTATCGAAGAAAAGGTAAGGAAGATACAGGAGAACGTATTCATATAGGTTTTGGAGCACAAACAACAAATCAATTAATAAAACAATTAGGATTAGGAGATTTGTCAATGGTTCAAGCCTCTATCATTAATGCAGATGGAAGTGAATCATCTTATCATGGAGAGAATGTAGATGATAACAAACTATCTTGGGGATTGAATTATACAGAAATGATTCCCTACGCATTTTTAGGTATACAAGATTTATATATGAAGTACAATCAATTAGAACAAGAAAACAAAATGCTTAGAAGTCAATTAGAAGCTTTTATAAGCGAATTGTCAACAAGAGAGGTCTTAATATAGACTTCTCTTTAATTTTTAAGGAGGAAGACATATGGCGGTAATTACAGCACAATCAAACAGACAAATAACAATTAGAAATGAAATTAAAGTAGATGAAAAAATAGTAGTAGGACAAACAGCTACGATAGATACTAACAATCCAAATAATTTAGATATAAATAGCTGGAAGAACGATAAGGAACTTTACAAGGAATTTAGAACTGAAATACGAGAACTTCAAGCACAGTTTGAAGATGAAGTATATAGCGAACAAGATAAATTAATTGCCGAAAAAGGAGTAAATGAGTAATGAAAGTAAAATTGAGAGTATTGGTAGAAAGTAGAAAAGCATTAACAATTCTAGGGAGCGCTAGAAAACTTCCTAGCAATATTATTATTGATGTTATTAAAAACATCAAAGCGGTAAAGGAAGAACTTGAGGTTTATGATCTGGCAAGACAAAACATTATCGAAGAACATGCTGAAAAAAATGAAGATGGCGAATTTATTGTCTTTGATGATGGTTCTCTAAAAACAAAAAAAGGACATGGAAAAATTGCTAATGAAGAGAATAACAAGTTATTAGATACAGTTGTTGATGTTTCTATTAAAAAGATTGTATATGATCTAGAGACAAATCCAGCCAGTCTTACACCATTAGAGATTATGAGTTTAGAATATATGTTCAAATTAAATAAATAGGAGGAAACTGAAATGAAAGAATTTGGAAAAAAGATTGCAAAACTAATTGATGTAAAAAGTATTATGACATTATCTTTAACAGGTGCATTTGTTGCACTTGTATCTGGAGGCAAGATTGATGGAGATAAGTTCATGGCCATCTATACTATGATTGTTGGTTTCTATTTTGGTACACAAGCACAAAAGAAAGAAAAGGAGTAACACTATGTCAGATACTGTATTAGTAGCGATTATAAGTGGTTTATGTGTTGGAGTACCAAGTATTTTCACTACGATCATGTTAAACAATAAAAATCAAGCTGTTATTAATGCAAAAGTGGAAGATAATCAAAAATTTATTGATTATAAAATTCAAGAATTAAGTGATAGAGTTGATAAACATAACAATGTAGTGGAGCGCATGGCACTTCAAGAAAGAGAAACAAAAGCATTGTGGAGAAAAGTTGATGAATTAAAAAAATAAATAGAGGAGGAATAAATCATGTCAATATATGCAAGTACAGTTTTAAATAAAGCAATCTCTTATATAGGAACAAAAGAAGTTCCAGCAGGATCAAATACTGTTATCTTTAATACAGAATATTATGGAAAGAAAGTCAAAGGAGATTCATATCCATGGTGTTGTGTATTTATGTGGTATGTGTTTAATAAATGTGGTGCATCCAAATTATTCTATGGAGGAAAGAAAACAGCGTATTGTCCTACATTAGAAAACTGGTTCAAGAAAGAAAAAAGATATTATTCTTCAGGACAAGTAGGGGATATATGTTTCATGGATTTTGGAAAAGGAAGAGCTTCTCATGTTGGTATAGTTGAGAAAAAGAATGCTGATGGCACATATACAATTATCGAGGGCAACACATCAACATCATCAAATGATAATGGAGGATGTGTTATGAGAAGAACAAGAAAAACAAAAAATATTAGAGGCTTTGGTAGACCAAAATATGATATGAAGTCAAATACATCAGCACCCAAAAAGACAACGACATCTTATTATAAAAAGTATACAGGTAAATCTCAAAAAATTGACGAAGTATTAAAATCAATTGGTGTTCCTAGTAAATATTATGGAACGTGGAAAAAGAGAAAAGAGATAGCTAAAAAGAATAGTATTAAAGACTATACAGGAACTGCTAAGCAAAATACAACTCTTATCTCTTTAGCGAAACAAGGGAAACTTAAGAAGGCATAAAGAAATGAAACAAGTTCTCATAAAATATAGAAGTCCAACTCGCAATCCAAAAGAAGCGTTTATGCCATTATTTCTATATACAGAATTTTTGGATGTCGTAAAAGAAAATAATGATACTATCGTTGTTCGATGGAATAATAGTGAATTTTATACATATGAATTTGATAAAAAATACATTGAACTCTATCGTTAATTTGATAGAGTTTTTTGTTTATATTATAATAAGTAAAAGCAATAAATTTATATGATTTTTTATTGAATTTAAATGGTATATTATATAGATAAACTAACAATAAAGTAACAAATGCAATTAAAAGTGGCATAAAATAAGGGTGTTTGTTATAATATTCAAAGATATTTTTTAATTAACAAAATTGCGAAACCATTGATTTTACTAGGCTTTTTATATTGATTTTTGCTTATTTTTAATGTATAAACTAACAATAAAGTAACAATAAACTAACAAATCCCTATTCATTTAAGAGTAGGGATTTTTTTGATTTCTTCTATTAATCTTTGTGTATCAACATGGGTATATACATCTTTTGTTAAGTCTTTTGCACTATGTCCCATGATTTTCTTTACGAGAAATTCATCTAGTTCATATTCATTAGCTAGAGAGGCGAAAGTATGTCTGCCACTGTGAGGGGTACACTGAAAATTTAATTCTTTTTTTATTTCGTTGTATTTGAGTAAGTAATTAGAATAGTGCATATTTAAAAGTTTTGAATTAGAAATATTTTCAATATATTTAATAATACACTCGTGTATTGGTATGATTCTGTTTATTCCACTCTTTGTTTTGATTCCACCAATCATGTATCTTTCATCAAGATGTATATTTTCTTTTTTTAACTGCAATAACTCACTTGGTCTCATTCCTGTATAGATCATGACTAATATTGACTGCACAATAATGTCATTGTCATTTTTAAATAATTTTTTAATCACTTCTTTTGTGTAAGGAGATTTCTTTTTCTTTTTATCTTCATTAAGAGTTTCTCTGAATTGTACATATTCAGCATAATTTTTTTCTATGTAATCATACTTGCAGGCATATTTAAAGATGTAGTTAAGAACAATTTTCATATTGTTCATTTTGCTTTGACTTGTACCTTTATTCATAAGTTTATCAAAGTAAGGCTGAATATCAGCAAGTTTAATTGTGTCAATTTTTCTATTATGTAATTTTTCAAAATGATTGAATGACACTCTATAATTCATCATTGCTCTGTTCGTTAAATGCGCTAAATCATTATTCAATAGTTTTTTCCATATATCCTCAAAAGTAGGGCAGTTAGACCTAAATGTCTTTTTTGCAAAAGTATCTTCATTTAGGCTAATGTCTGTTACTTTATTCTTTTTAGGTAAAGAACCTTCAACACTTGCTATATATTCTATTAGCGTTCCAGAATCGCACTTAGCATCTTTTTCAAGCATATATATATCCAGTGCCTTATCTGCGTGTTTCCATTCTTTAAAGTATGCTAATGGTTTTTGTATTTGTTTCATTTCAAACTCTGTATATCCTACAGTTACCGAAGCAAGATAGGGGCGTTTACGTTTGCCAGAGAGTTTCGTTATACTTCCTGTTCCTTTTTCCCTTCTTGATTTCTTTTTCTTTACAGGCTCCATATTTCCTTGTAGAGACATTAATTGTTTAAATTGGATAAATAGTTCCAAATCTTCTTTTGCAATTTCCATGTTGTTTTTCCTCCGTTATTTTGTTATAATAGAGGTGCAAAAAAGATTATAACTGTGGGTAGTTATTTTTATTTGCACCTGACACCTATTGCCGTAGGTGTCTTTTTTTGTTTTGGTTTTTAATTAATAATTAATTGCATCCAGATATTATCATCTGTTATTTTTGTATATGAAAAATTGAGTAGTGTATTTCCATTATTTAAGCTGAAAGAGCCTGTTTCTTTTTCGCCAATATCCTCTAATTGATCATCTAAAAAATCGGCAAATGCAATTGTTTTATCATTAGAAGTATCTTTGATATTAAAATATTCAGAATCGTTAATTATTTTATTGTAAAATTCATAATATTGATTAAAAATTCTATCATATCTGAAAAACTTCTTATTTTCTAAACCAAGCATTGATACTTGGTTATCTATTAGTGTTAAAGTTAAATCAATATCACTATTATCTAAAGAAGTATATTTGATGTTACAATTATAATAGTAATTGCCATCATCACTATTTTCTTGGTTTGTAGTCAAAAGTGTAAATTTCCCAATGTTATAGGTATTTAATCGTTCCACCACTTCCTCTGCTTGTATTTTAGCATCATCATATGTGAATTCATTAGAACATCCACTAATGCTAAAACACATTCCCAAACATAATAAACATAATAATAATTTTTTCATTTTTTTAATTCCTCCCAAATTTAATTTATATAAACGCTTAATAGTGTGTTTACCTAATTCAATTTCCCCACAACCTTTCCAATACAATCTATCTTCATAAATTCATTGAAAAGAAGATCATCATACTCTTTGTTATGCGAAATTAGACGATCTTTTCCTAATTCTTTTAATAGAGCAACTCCGTTTATCATAAAAGCACCAATTTGACCTATTCTTACTTCTTGTTTTTTTATCATAACTTTGTCTCCATCATAATATGTAGGTTCCATTGAGTCTCCACTTACTCCAATAACAAAGTCTATGTCTTTATATTCAGCAGGAACTTCAATTAGTTCTGATGGTATATCATCAAAAACAAATTGTCCTGTTCCAGCAGACAAACAGGCTTGAAAACTTGGTTTCATTACAGTTTCGTATACTTCTTCTTGGTCTCTTGTGCATCTATCATGTTCTATATTTAAAACTGAATCAACTACTCGAACACCATAAGAATCTAGTTCACGGTATTTTTTTATTATATTCCATTCATAAGATGAAACAATCAATTCTAAAGAATCGTTCATTTCGTCTTGCCATAAAAAATTGGCATCTATATTTAAAATTTCCATTAAATTTTTAATAGTTAGCATATTCGGTTCTCTATTACCTTTTTCATATCCAGCAATAGTAGATTTTGCCATTCCTAATTCATTAGCTAATTGTTCTTGAGTTAATCCTGCATTAATGCGTGCTTCTTTCAATCTTTCACTAAATGCCATATAAACACCTCTTTTCGTTTAAATATTAACATTAATATATTTGTTTTTCAATAAAAAGTTTTCGTTTTGTGAACAAATTTTAATTTATATGTTGACAAATACGCATAATGAGAGTATTGTTTACTTGTAAGTTCGCAATACGAGAACTTAAAAGGAGGTGAATGTATGCAAATTGAGGAATATAACGCAGGATTATCTTCTAAAATTTCTAAAATTATTGAAAATAAAGGGTTAAAGCAATGTAGCGTAGCTCGCAAAGCTGGACTTAAAGAAAATGAATTTTATGCGATGTTAGGTAATAGAAAAATTATTAAGCCTTGCGATATAACCGCTATTGCTAAAACTTTGGATGTCAGTGTTGATGAATTATTCAAAAGTGATTAGAAGGAGTTGGAAGAATGATATTAAAAGATGAAGTTATAAAGTACATCAAGGATTATGGTGGTAATTTGGCCATTCTTACAAGTAGTGAAATAAGAACAATTCAATTATATAACCAACAAGGCAAATTAGAGCATATAGAGTTTAATAAAAAAGGACATCTAATTATCGAACAGAGATATCCTTATTTACCATTATATATATCTTTACTAGCTTTGGTTGTATCGTTGATTTCTTATGTATTTATATTTGTAAGTATGTAAAATACGTACTTATGATTGATCGTGAATTATTAGAAAGGATTAAAAATGACATTAAAAGATTTTAGAAAATTAAAAAAACTTAATCGAAAAGAAATGTCGCAAAGAATAGGGGTGTCTGCATCGTTTTATCACAAGGTAGAAGAAGGATATAGAAATCCTAGTTACAATTTCATGATTAAGTTAAAAAAAGAATTTCCAGAAGTGAATATTGATGAAATATTTTTTGAAAGAAAAATCCTATCAGTGTTGGAGCGCTAACAGGATTGATGGCAGATACGAAATCTTGTTAATTCTATGTCAACTAACAAGATTAAGGCTATGTTTGTTTACTTTCGCTGTTTTGCACCAAATATGGATAGCAGACATAGTACTACTTCTATGGAACAGTACATCACTTAAGCAGTTCATAGCTCTGCGATTTTAATAGCCCTTTAGCTGATGTAATGAAAAGATTTTAAAGGTGCGTTTCTTGGCAGGTTCTCTCCTGTTGCGTTTATTTATAGTAATTTCTCTATTACTACTTTTCATTAAAAGAACAGGGCAAAATCAAAAGTTTTGTCAAAAGACCAACTCCATTCTGCCTACTTGGGCAATAAATACTTTATCACAATATGGAAATTTTTGGTAGTAATTATTTAAAAGTAAAAAAGAACAAAGGAGGAGTAAATGAATATACAAGTTATTGAATACAAAGAAGTAAGAGTATTAACTACCCAACAATTAGCAGAAGTTTATGAAACATCAATTGATAACATTAAAATGAATTTCAAAAGAAACAAAGAAAGATTTATCGAAGGTAGAGATTACTGTTTTTTAAAAGGAAATGATTTAAGAGAATTTTTGCAAGTAACTAATAGTTACCTACAAATCTCTAATAAGACAAGAAGTTTGTATCTTTGGACAGAACGAGGAGCTAATCGTCATTCTAAAATATTAGATACAGATAAGGCTTGGCAACAGTTCGATGTATTAGAAGAAACATATTTTAAAGTGAAGAGCAATCAACTTCAACTGGATAGCTATATGATTGTTGATCCAATAGAAAGAGCAAAAAGATGGATTGAAGAACAGAAAGAAAAAGAACATCTTCGATTATCTAACAAGATGAAAGATCAACAAATCGCAGAGTTAAAACCTAAAGCTGATTATTGCGATATCATTCTTCAAAACAAAGGGTTATCAACAATAAATGCAATAGCTAAAGATTATGGAATGAGTGCACATTCAATGAATAAGAAACTTCATGAATTAGGAGTTCAGTACAAACAAGGCAATCAATGGTTCTTATATTACAGATACCAAGACAAGGGATACACACAATCGCAAACAATAGATATTACTCGTTCAGATGGTACACCTGATATAACAATGCACACAAAATGGACGCAAAAAGGAAGATTATTCTTATGTGAACTATTAAAGAATAATGATATTTTGCCAACTATTGAGAGGCAAAGGAATAGATAAATTATTCAAAACCAGTTAGGAGGAAAACAAATGCTGTTAAGTGACATCTTAAAAAACGAAATGAAAACAAGAGGTCTTGAAATTAATGATATTGCAGAAGCAACAGGACTGACATATCAAAAAATCTATTCATATGTTAATGGTTCGGTACCCAAAAACAAAGATTTAAAAATTGTGTGCGAAGCAGTAGGAGTAAATGTAGATGATGTAACATTCGATGAGCTAAATATCTCTGTTACAGAGTGTGCGAGAACAATGGGTAAAGCAAATGGATTTGTTAAGGCTATGGTTAAAAATGGTGTATTTGGATTTTATGATGGAAATACCTATCACATTCCAAGAAAGAAGTTCGAGAAGTACATGGGAATTATTGATGATCCTAGTTTCAATGAATTTGTAGGATTGCTAGGTTATGCAATTAAAGACATAGTAGTGCAAGAAATGGAAAAAGCCACTGCTGGCACAGTGACTAATTAAATCTCAAATAACTACCACGTTATTCCTAATTATTATAAAACATTTTAGAAAGGAGTGCAAATAAATATGAAAAATAACTACCTCATTACAGACAAAGGAATAATGACTGTTACATTCTCGGCAAGTTTGATGTCATTGTTCCTTGTTGAACATATACATAAAGCACAATATCAATCTAGGCTTTCATATAATCCTATGTACAACGGTTCTTATGGCGGAGAAGCCTTGATACCTCTTTTAATTATTATGCTTGGATTGCTTTATATAAGCCTTAGAAATGGTAGGAAAAGTTATGAAAAGTATTAATGGCTGGAAACACAATATCATAATGTCAATCATGATACATCAAATTATCATAATGTTATCTATAAAGAGGTGTTATTAAATGAACCTGTACAAACCAACCGAATATTATTCAGTAAATATTTATAAAACGCATGATGAATGGTTACAAGGCAGACACTCAATAGGCGGAAGTGATGCTAGTACTTTTATAGGTATGAATCCATATAAAACAGCTAATCAGCTTTGGAAAGAGAAAAAAGGATTGGTTAAAGCTGAGGAAATATCAAATGCAGTTATTGAGCATGGTAATGCTTTAGAACCTGTTCTTAGAATGTGGTTTCAACGTTCAAATAAGGAATATGAGGTTCAATACAAAGAAAATGCTATTCTACAATCAAAAATAAACGATTTCATGTTGTATAGTCCTGATGGACTTTTATTTCACAATGAATTAGGAAAAGGAATATTAGAAATCAAAACAACCCTTATTAAAAACAGAAATATGTTAGAACAGTGGAATAATCAAATCCCACAACATTATTATGTACAAATCTTGCACGGATTGTTAGTAACGAATTTTGATTATGTTATTGTCATTGCTGAATTAAGATTTGCATGGAATCCTGAAAAAGTTGAAATCAGAAAATATGTTATCAAAAGAGAAGAAGTTGAACAGGATTTAAAACGGTTGCAAAACAAAGAAATTCATAATTGGAATGAACACTATGTAAAGGGTATAGAACCTATAACAACAATATTTTTATAGGGAGGAGGAATTTATGGACGAAGAAGAAATATTGGAGCGTATATCAAGTTGTAATGATTTATTAGTGTGTGCTAAAGAAGAAATACAAGGTATCTATGGAATGAAAGAAATCACTGATTACATAGATATTGCATTAGAAGAATTAAAAAGAAAGGAAGATATGTATAAACAATGAATTTACCAATGAATATCAATTTAAGTTGGTTAGATACACAACCAACAACAGTTGAAGAATATAAAAAAATTGTACAAGAAAGACTTAAAAGATATGACTATGTCATTACAGAGGAGAATAGGAAAGAAGCAGAAGAAGATAAGAAAAAACTTAATGAAGCATACAGTAAACTTCATAATGACAGAATGGAAGCTTACAAAGAGTTTGATGCAGTCAAAAAAGAAATGATTGCAACAGAAAATCTTATCAAGAAAAAGATTGATGATATAAATTCTCAATTTAAAGAATTAGATCAACATTTTATCGAAGAAAAACAATTAGAAATAACTGAATATTTTTCTTCGTTAAACTTTTCTTTAGTTCCTTTATCAAGGTTATTTGATAAGAAATGGCTTAACAAAACCTGCAAAAACTGGAAGAAACAATTAGATGAAAAAATTGATTGTATCAATAGGGAACTAGATATCATTGGTTCTTTTGGTTTAGCAGAACAAGAGATAACCGAAATTAAAGGTTATTACTTAGACTGCTTAGATTTAACAACTGCCAGAAACATGTTTGATGAGCAAAAGAAGCATAGAGAAGCAATAAAGAAACAGCAGGGTGAAGTTTCAAAGCAAAAGAAACAGAAACCTTTACAAGCTCCATATGACTTCGTAGAGCCACAAACTAAAAAAGAGGAACAAATTATCAAAGAACCTAAGAAGCAACGTATAAAGGTTGAATTCGTGGCTGAAAGACCATTCTATGATGAAATGAACATATTAATTAAAAAATATAGACCACAAGTAAAAATATTAGAAAGAGAGGATATTGAGTAATGTCAGAAATTAGTGAAATCGTTACATCTGTTATAGAGATGGATAAAAAAATAGAAAGTTTAAAAAGAGAAAATCAATTATTGAAAGACCAAAATAGTTTAAAACAATCTGCATGTAGTTGTGTATGTGATTCTTCTGAAAAAGAGGAAAGACCGCATATTGATGATATTATCTTTGAAATGGGACTTGAATTGCTTTATCAAAAATTATTTTATACATCATGGCTTCGAGTAAAAGCAACAAGAGATGACAATGGAGAAATTGTATACACTTCTTTTGATGAGTTTATAACAAAAGATTTTAAAAATGATGCAATTCCTGAAAGAGTATCGAAATTTGAGTGTTTAGAAAGATTAAAACCCTTGTTATTGAAAAAATATGAAAAAGAGTGTGTGAAAGCATATGATGAGTTACTAGAAAGTGAAAGAAAAGAAGAAGAAGAAAGTGAGGAAGATAAATAATGGTGAGTAATAGTTTAGTTCAATCTATGGGAGAGAGTGCTGTCGCACAATCTGCTGATGAAGTTTCACAAGTCATGGCTAGTAAAGAACTGGCAAGAGTACAAGGGCAGGTATTTATGGCAAAACAATTTCCAAGAGATATGTCAAATGTAATGAATAGAATTTGTTCATCATGCGAAAGACCATCTTTAGCACAAATTAGTGAATATGAATATCCTCGAGGGGGACAAAAAATCGTCGGTGCAAGTATTCGTTTATTGGAAGTTGTGGCACAGTGTTATGGAAATCTTTCTTATTCATGGAAAGAACTTACAAGAGATATGACAAATCATAAATCTACTGTTCTAGCTTATGCGTGGGATTTAGAAACTAATTTATATAGTGAACTTGAATTTGATGTGTATCATTATCGCACAACCAAAAAAGAAAAAATTCTATTAACTAATGATAGAGATATTTATGAATTAGTTTCAAATCAAGCTACAAGACGTGTACGTAGATGCTTGGAAAATATTATTCCTAGGGATATTGTTGAAGATGCTCGTGAACAGTGCCATAAAACATTAGAAACAAAAATTAATTGGCAAGAAAAAATTGATAATGGAATACAAATTATGAAAGAACAATATGGTGTTTCATTATTACAATTAGAAGAACGTTTTGGAATGAATCGTAGAGCTTTTACTGCTAATACATGTCGAGAATTAAATAGAATTTTTGTTTCTTTAAGAGATGGTATGGCTACTGTTGAAGATTATTTCCTTAAAGAAGAAAAAAAGACAGATAAAATAAAAAATAAACTTCCTGTTGAAGATATGAAACCAAAGGAACAACCAAAAGAAAAAATGCAAGAAGTTGTTGAAGCAGAAGATATTGAACAACCAACTTTATTATAGAGGTGAAATACATGAAGATAGCAAAAGAAGAAAAGAGTTTATATAATTTCCTAAATATTTTTAACACAATATTTGGAAAGTTTGAATATCGCAATACTATCGTTGGAAGAGGTAACAAGTGTTACTTCTTCTCAAACGGATATGTAGGAATTTTTCAAGATAAGGACAGAGATACATTAGTTGGTGGAAATTATGATTTCAAAAAACATTATTATGAATTGAAACAAACACCAAATAAAGCGTTTGTTCTTGATGCTATCAATTTTGAAGATAGAGATTTCGATGAATCAGTTGAAGAACAAATCGCATTTGCAGATACACTTATGGATTGTAGTGGTTTTAGACTTGATTATGAAAAAGATTATGAATATAAAATTTCAAAAATCGCAAGAGAAACAGGCGTATGGCTCAAGGATACAGATATTAAATATCTTAACTCATTTAAGGAATCAGAAATATTTCAATCAAATAATATAGTTATTGTTAAATCTTTTGGATTGACAGATGAAGATACTTCAAATGTTACAACAATTTTAGCGTTTGTAGGAAATATACACCCTGATATTGAAGATTCGACTCAACAAAAAATCAACATAGAAACAACAGAACCAATTTCACAAGAACATGAAATTATGGAAGATGATCCTAATCCATTTGAGTTTGAAGAGGAGTTTTTCTAATGATATTAGCTATTGATCCAGGTAATGAATTTTCAGCTTATGTGGTTTTGGATGACAATCTAAAACCTATACAAAAAGATAAGGTAGAAAATAGCGTTTTGTTAGCTATAATTCCTGATATTTTATTAAATTATGATGTACGTGATGTAGCTATAGAAATGGTTGCAAGTTATGGAATGGCAGTAGGGAAGAGTGTTTTTGAAACGTGTGTGTGGATTGGGAGATTTTATCAATCAATTGTTGATTTTTGCAATAAAAGTGGTATTTGGACTATACAACTTCAATTCATTTATAGAAAAGATGAGAAGATGTGTCTTTGTGGAAGTATGAAAGCTAAAGATTCTAATATCATTCAAGCATTAGTGGATAGATTCGCTCCTAATACTCCAAACAAGGGTAAAGGAACGAAGAAGGCTCAAGGGTTCTTTTATGGGTTTAAAAAGGATATTTGGCAAGCGATGGCAGTTGCAGTTACTTATCATGATAAGTACATGGAAGTTGGTGATTAGTTTATGAATTATATTACTATATTAGATTTTATGGTAACTGATCTAGGCTTAAAAGGTAATGAATTGATCATATTTGCTCTAATATATGGGTTTTCACAAGATGGTGTAAGTGATTTTTATGGAAGTCTAACCTACATACAAGAAAGAACAAACTTATCTCGTCAAACTGTAGTCGATGTTTTAAAGAAATTAGTAGAAAAAAAATTAGTTACTAAATCAATTGAATTTAGGAATAATACAAAAATATGTGTTTATTCAGCTAGTCAAGAAACTTTACTAGGGGTAGTCAAGAAACTAGACTTGGGTAGTCAAGAAACTAGACTACCTAACCTATTATATATAAAAGAAGATATAAAAGATAATAATAGTCAAGTTGATGAAGATATAAAAAATAAAGTTAGTGAAATTCTAAAATATCTAAACAAGAAAGCAAATAAACATTTTAGATTAGAAATAGAAAGTAACAGAAAATATATTGAAGCTAGATTAAGAGAAGGATATGAAATAAGAGATTTTAAATATGTAATAGATATCAAAACAGAAGAGTGGCTTAATACCGATATGAATACACATTTATGTCCTCAAACATTATTTAGACCATCTAACTTTGAAAAATATATTAATCAAAAAAATATATTTGTCAAAGAAAATAATCAAAGTGAATCTATAGATGAAGAATTTCCTTTATTGTAGGAGCGTTATCAAATGAACGAAACATATCAACAAGAACTAATTGGAATATTGGGAGCTAAACCTCAATATTTCAATTCTACTATTCTAACAAAAGATTACTTTGATAAACCATTTGATTATATGTTTGAAAAGATGAGATTGTCTTATCAGAAAAATAACACAGTCAATTATCAAGAAATAATAGAGGATAAAAATATTGCAGATGATTTGTTCGTAAATTGTATTTCTAATGTCATTCATCAACACGAAAAGTATTTCAAATCGTTAGAACAGCTCGCTTTAGAAAAATATAAGCAAAAGATGATACATGAATACAACGCTATGCTCATTAGAGGTGATATAGATACTAATTTATTCACCAACAAAGTTGATTCTCTTAAACAACTTAATGTAGTCGAAACTCACAAATTAACTGGAGAAAGTATAAGGAAATTTAAAATGAAAAAAAATAAAAAAATCATGTTCAATGATTTTATAAAATTTGGTGCTGTATCAAAAATAAAAGAACATGATCTTGTTATTGTCGCAGGTAAAACAGGAACAGGCAAAACAGGATTTGCACTAAATCTTTTGAATGATTTATCTAAAACATATCCATGTTTGTATATAAATATCGAATTATCAGAGGATGTTATCATTCAAAGAATGATTGCTATGAATTCAAATGTAACAATGGACGAATTAGAAAATTGTTATATGTTACCTCAAAATAAAATTGATTTGATTGATAGATACGCCGATGAAATAGATAAAAATACTAATATTGATATTATCACTGGAAGTAAGACAATCAACCAAATTAAGAACTTAATAGGCTCATTAGATCAGGATAAACATTACATTGTATTTATAGATCATATAGGGCGTATAAAAGGCTATGGCAAAGGTCTATACGAGAGAACGACAAATACTGTTATTGAACTTAGAAATCTATCATTAGACTTTAATTGTACGATTATAGGATTATGTCAATTAAGCAGAGAAAGTACAAAGGCAGACAAACCTAGTAACGATTTACTTCGTGATAGCGGAGAAATTGAACAATCCGCTAGAAAGGTATTATTTGTTTGGGAAGAAAAAAGTAAAGAATATAACATATATTTTACAAAAAATGATAGTGGAGTGTTAGGAAGAATACCTATTAATTATTACAAGCAAACTCAAAAATTTATAGAAGCAGGAGGTAAAGATGTCAGAAAATAACAATAAAGACAGAATCTCTTATTTAAAAAGAGAGTTATTTATTTTAGATAAGATTGAAAGGAATAAAAGTTTATGACAAATTTAGAATTTTATAAAGATGAAATAATTGAAAATATAAACGAATTCAATGTTATAGGATTGTCAATAACATTTGTTTACAAAAAATATTCAAATAAAGAATATAGCACTTTAGTAGATATTATAAATTGGTTATTGACAGAACATAAAGAACCAATCAAATTAACACAAGCAGAGAAATGCATTCTTGAAAGCATTAATAAAACATTCCGTTATATCGCAAGAGATCGGGATGGAACTCTAAATGTGTTTGAATATAAACCGTCTAAAGATAATTATGGTGAATGGTCTTTGCCTTTAGGTGCAATGTGTACATTTTGTTTATTTGATAATCTGTTTAAATTTATTGAACCAGAAGATAAAGAACCATACTTAATTGAAAATCTTTTAAACAATTGTGAGGTAATAGAATAATGGCAGAAAATAAAATGAAAGAAGTTGCTCAACTTTTAGGGGTTGAGCTAAATGAAGAATTTAATGTAAAAAAATGTTGTAGAGGTAATCCATATAAATTCACAAAAGAAGGGTTATATAATCGTGATGGATATTTAAGTGATGATATGTTTCGCTATTTAATTACTGGAAAGTTAGAGATAGAAAAGCCAATCTTAACATATAAAGAAAAAGAATATTTAGAAAGCGTTTTAAAACCATTTAAAGAAAAAAATATTTTTATCGTAAAGAGAAATAATGGTTTTCACCCCGAATCTGAATATTTAATTATTTATTTAAATGAAAATGCAGATATATACGATATAAAGAATCGTGAGGAAATTGTGTTGCCTTTTTTTTAAAAAAGATTCTATGTATAGAGGTATGCAATTAAATAAAATATATACATCAAGCGAATTAGGATTATTCGAGGAGGATTAAAAATGGCAATATGGATTAGAAGTCAAGATAAAAAGAGTTTGGTAAATTGTAATTCAATAGTTTGTAGCGATTATTGGATATTAGAAGAAGGTTACTTTATACTTTCTTATGAAAATGCAACAAAATTAGTATGTTTAGGGAATTATTCAAACAAAGAAAAAGCATTGAAAGTGTTAGATATGATACAAAAAGAGTTAAATGAAGAGTTTGAAATGAATTTGGAAGTATTTCAAATGCCACAAGATGATGAAGTATGACTTTAAAACAAGAATTAGAAGCGTTAATAAATACATATGCTTATAAAATAGCTCAACAGATATTCAATATCAAAGAGAAAGAAATAGAAGAACTCACAAAAGAAAATAAGCAATTAAGCAATAGTGTTACTCGTTGGAAAAATAAGTACAACGAGTTAAAAGGCACTATTAAGAATGATGAAAGTTATAGAGAGTTAGCTATTAGATTAAAAAATGAAAGAGATATGTATAAAAAGATGTATTTTGAAGAAAAGAGGAAGTGATGAAATGAATGATTTAAAACACTTTAATAAAATTATCAAATATTTAGACAAATATAAAATCCCATATAAATTAACATATGATAAAACAGGCTTACTTATATTTGATTATCCTAAAGATGTTAGAGTGTTTTATTCAAATAATACAACAACAGAAGAATATAAGTATAGGATAAGTTGGATTATTTGGAACAATAGAGATATGAAGATAGAAGAATTATCAACTCAAAGAGAAATATTGAACATATTAAAAGAAATAGTTAAAGAGTTCGGAAATAATAAACATGTGCAACAAAAATTATATTTAGGAGAGTGATAAATTGAAAGTTAGATTATTAGCAAACGATAGTAAAATTCCAAACTTAGCAATCATGAAAATATCTTCCTATCATAAAGCACTAGGTGATGATGTGGATTGGTATGAACCTATTTTAGATTATGGAGATATTGATATATTATATCACTCTAAAATATTTACATTTTCGCCACAATATCAATATTATCCAATTAACGCAAAAATTATTAAAGGTGGTACAGGATTCGATATTCAATCTAAATTACCAGATGAAATAGAAAACATTGTTGATCTTGATTATAGCATTTATCCAGATTGTGATTATTCGATAATGTTTCTAAGCAGAGGATGTATTAGAAATTGCCCCTTCTGTGTTGTTCCTAGAAAAGAAGGTATGATACATAAAGTCGAGCCACCTAAGTTAAATCCAAAAGGAAAATGGATAATGCTTTTGGATAATAATTTCTTTTCTTGTAAAGAATGGAGAGAAAATATAAAACTATTAAAATCATATAATCAGCCTGTATCTTTTACACAAGGATTAGATTTAAGAATAATGACAGATGAAATGGCTAGTTCATTAGCAACAATAAAAATAAAACAGATTTATGTTGCGTGGGATAATTATAGAGATAAAGAAATTGTATTGAAAGGATTAGATATACTTACTAAATATGTTAAACCATATAAAATAACTTGTTATGTTTTGGTTGGGTTTGAGAATAAGAATATTATTGAAACTGATTTAGAAAGAGTTATGACTTTAAAAGAACTTGGTATAAATCCTTTTGCAATGGGATATATAGATTTTGATAATCCGAATTACAAAAAAACAAAAGATGTTAAAGATTTTTGTAGATGGGTAAATATGAAAGCATGTTTTAAAAGTTGCACATGGAACGAATATAAAAATAGGAGAGTAAAAAGATGAGAATACATGAATTAAAAACTGATCCACAGTATTTTGAGGAACAGTTACAAGGAAATAAGAATTTTGAAGTTCGCTTAAATGATAGAAATTTTCAAAATGGTGATGTTCTTGTTTTAAGTGAATATAAAGATAACAAGTATACTGGGAGACAAATATATGTTCAAGTTACATATATCCTAGATAATCCTAATTATTGTAAAGATGGGTATGTGATTATGAGTACAAAGCGTTTAGTAATAGATGATGGATTAGTAAAATAAGAAAATGTTAAGAAATGTTAAGGTTTTTATAAGGAGGGAAATAAGAATGAATGAACATAAAGAAGCATTAAATAGAATTGCTTTTAATTTCGGTTTAGATTGTTTAGATGAAGCATTAGGAGAAGAAGAACAAGATAATTTGGCAAAAGATATAACTTTAATGAATGATTTAGTTGAAAAAACAATACCAAAGAAACCAAACATTGATTATGTAATAGATGATACATATTGTTTTTGTCCAGTGTGTGGACATCTGATTATAGAACTAAAATTGATAAATAGTGCAAATGGTAATTTATTTAAAAAAGGCAATTCTTTTTGTTCGGCGTGTGGACAAGCGCTAGATTGGAGTGAGGAAGAATGACAGAAACAGAAAAAATGCAATGGATGGCAAATGGAATTATATTAACTTGTTCAATTTTAATAAATAATTCTTTTTGTGGAAATGTATATAACACAATAGAAGCAATTTCTACAATCTTTAGTGAAACAGGCATCACAAAAGAAGAGTGGGTTAGTTGTGAAGATGAGTTTTCAAAAAGAGAAATTGTTGAGTTGTTTGATAATGATAAATCGTTTTATAAGAAAATGGGGTGGATTGAATGATTGATGAAAAAAAATTAATTGAAGAATTAAAAGAAAGTAATTATCATCATGCTTCAAATTCAAGAGAAAAGGCATTGCTTGATAGAGTTATTAAAATTGTTGAAGAACAACCTAAAATAGAAAACTCATTAGAATTTAGTCATTTTAAGCTTCATGCAGATAGCACTTTAAAAAGCATGACTAAAGATGAATTAATAGATTACATTCATATGTTGTACCAAAACTGGAGTATTGCTGATGAAAGGTATAACAATGTTGTGAGTTATGCTAAAGAACTTCAAGAAAGAAATAAATGGATTACAGTTGAAGAAAGATTACCTGAACCATATGTTGATGTTCTTGTGTGGTTTGAATATTTTAGATTTGGAAATTATCACTGTTTATATCAAACTTACGGAATTTCTAATACTATCGTTCTTGATGGAAAACATATGTTTAGTGGCTTTGTAAACAGCGAAAGTGGTTGGCAAGATTTAAGAATTATTGCATGGCAACCATTACCAGAGCCATACAAAGGAGTGAAATAATGATTTTAACAATTACTGAATGCGGTATGAATATTAAAAAATTAGATATAAATTTTTATGGAAACAAAGATGATTTAATGCAATGTATTTGTTTGTTAATTAAGGTTTATTTTAAAGAATATGTAGAGAGTAAGTGAAGATGAAAGATAAAAGAATGTATGAAGAAGCATTGATTTTGTTATCATGTTTTACAGCATGTGTAGTTGCAAATTATGAAGATATTGATAAATTGCCTAACATTCCTGTAGCTAATACTTTTAAAGATTTAAAATTTATTATAGATGAATATTTTAAACAAGAAAAAGCACTAGACAAAGCATGTGAAGAATTAGGAAAAATGTGTAAACAAACAAAATGTAAAGATTGTCATTTTGTTAAAGAACAAGTAAACGAGGATAACGATTGCCCTGTTCAAGGAAATATAGCATATTGTGATTGGAAAGAGTGGTGTTTGAAAGATGCTGAGTGAAAAAGAACAATTCAATATTGAAACAAATTTAATTCTTATGTTAATAGAATTATGTCCTGATTGTATGTTGTATTTAGGAGTTGATGAAAAGTATATAATAGCAGACGTATTATTCAAAGGCAAATTTGCACTAGGACGTATTGTAGACTGTAACCATATTCATCAGGTCATTAAAGATAGTGGAACAAATAGATTAAGTCCTAAAGAAGTATTTAAACGATTTGTAGATAAGGGGTGGATAGAATGAGCTTGACTAAAGAAGAATGTGATAAAGATGTAGAAGAAATAGAAGCGATATATTACAGTGGTGATACTTCTTTTAGTGCTATGAAGTTATTCAAAACTTCAATTGAAAATATATATAAATTAATCAAAAAATATTTTGAACTTAAAGAAAAGTATTCAAAAATTTTAGATGATGTACATGATTATCGCTATGAAGTATATGCAATGAAAATGACAATTAGAAATCTTTGTAAGTATTTTGGTGTAAAAAATGAGGAGGAGTTGAAAAACATATATCTAAATCCACCTTTGAAGTTTGAAGAATTAGAAGAGGAAATGGTCATATGGGATAACAAAACAAAAATGTTTATAAAGATATTTGACGTTGCAACATTAGAAGAAAATTGTTTCTCATTTGAAGTTTTTGGTTTGGAAGTTCCTATATATGATGAACAATTTGAAGAAAACCGTTTCTATAGAAAGCAGGTAGAGTAATGAAACAATATTGTAGATATTGTTCAAACTGTTCAATGTGTGTTGATTGTGTCTGTTGTGATGTTAAAGATAAATATATGGATTATAAACAAGCGAAGAGGGTTAATAAATGTAAACATTTTGAATTTAATCCTATTGATGTATTTGATTCGGATAGAACGTATAAACCAAGAAAGAAAAAAGATTACAAGCAACAAAAACTATTTTAAAAGAAAGGAATTGTAAGAATGAAAGTATTAGTAACCTATAAGAATGGTAAACAAGAAGAATATATAAGAACTGGTTGTTTTGAAAGCGACGGTTTAATTGATTGTAAAAATATAATATTTTATGTTGAACATAAAAAAATCAAAATACCAAAGAAAATAATTGAAAGTGTTAAAATTTATGATTTTTAATATCAAAAAAAGTATGAAAAGTTTTTGAATGATAAAATCTCTTGAAAGTGTTGATATATATAGGTTTTGAGAGATTTTAAAGATGCAATATAATATAGGGTTATGTTGCAAGTTAGGAGAAAGAAAAATGATTAGAGGTAAAGCAAAATTAGAATTTGGAGTTGGTGATATTAAAATAACACAAGCGTTACGAAAAGATGGTATCGGTGCATTATGTTTTGTCACACAAGAACAACGTGAGATTGGAGAAAGAGTGGATAATGAAAAATCATGGACACCAAATGAATCACAAGTTATATTTACTTTTTCTAAAGTAGATAGTATAGATGTTTTGATTGATAACTTAGAAGAAGTTAAAAGATTAATGAATGGAAATTTTGATGAAAGAAATTACTATAGCAGTATAGACGAAATGGATTTTGATTCATTTCTGATAAATAGTGTAAAGGAGGCGAAATATGATGAATAAATTAGACAGAATTGATATAGATATTTTAAGCGATCTAATTCGTAGAGAACTTGATGATCTAGAAAATGATAAAGAATCAATAGGTCATAAACAATATGAATTTGATCTAAAGCAACTTTTGCATAAGTTGGAGGTTATGAAAGATGAAAGCTAGAAAGAAGCTGGTGATTGTAGAGGCGATTCAATGGAATGGTAACAACACCCAAGAAATATTAGATTTTTGTAATGGTGATTGTGTTGAGAAAGCAAGAGGAGCTTATCTTTATGTAACCACTTTGGAAGGTGGGCATATTGCAAGCGTAGGTGATTACATAATCAAGGGTGTAAACGGAGAGTTCTATCCTTGCAAACCTGATATATTTGAAAAGACTTATGAGATTGTGAACGAAAGTGAACAATACGAACAACAAAAACATTATGAAAATTTAAAATCATGGGTAGATGGTAATTTAATATGTGAGTATGATGATCCAGTTTGGAACAAAGAAGCATATGATGCAATACATTTTATTCTTGATGATTATAAGAAAAGATTAGGAGGAAATGAAAATGTACGTTAATCCATTTGGTTTAGGAGTGTTTGTTGGAATTGTAGGAACAGTAGCATTTTGTATTGTAAGCATTATATGTCTTGTTATTTTGGATAGTAAGAGGAATAATCATGATCAATAAAGTAATTCTTGAGGGGCGAATAGCAAAACCGTTTGAATTAAGAAGAACAAGTCAAGGAAATGCTGTTGTTAATTTTTCTCTTGCGCTTGAAAGGATATACAGCGACGAAAAAAACGCTGATTATATTAATTGTGTTGTA